TACACAGTATTGATATGTTTTTGCCATAGTTGTCCTCCTATTCGGTTGTTGTTGTAATTGTTCTTGTTATTAAACCTGTTCCATCCCATTCTTCAGTTGCATTTGTTCTTGAGCCTGTGTTTCCTCCAAAAGCTAAAGCTGCTGTCGATGTTCCACTTGATCCCATATAATATTTTGCTGCACTCATAGAGTTTACATTAGACCAGTTAGTTCCATTCCATTCTTCAGTTGCTGATAAATAAGGTGGTCCATTTCCTCCAAAAGCTAAAGCTGCTGTTTGTGTCCCTTGTCCCGAAAGAACATTTCTTGCTGTATTTAAATCGTTTACTTCTGTCCAGTTTGATCCATTCCAACTTTCAGTTACTGCTGTTGTTGGAGGTGTATCTCCTCCAAAAGCTAAAGCTGCAGTTGTTGTTCCAGATACTCCTGCAGAATATCTTGCAGTGCCTAAATCATTTACTTCAGTCCAGTTTGTGCCATTCCATTGTTCTACTATCGCTACAATAGGTGGTTCACCACCAACCGCTAAAGCAGCTGTAGTAGTTCCAGTCCCAGAATTATAAACTAGTCTTGCTGTATTCATATCATTTACTTCTGTCCAAACATAACCATTCCAAGATTCTGTTTTATTTGTAGTACCAGGGCCTCCAGGAATTGTACTTGTTCCTGAAAAAAATAAAGCTGCAGTTTGAGTGCCTGCGCTAGCACCTAGTCTTCTTGCAGTGTTTAAATTATTTATTTCAGCCCAAGCTGTTCCATTATAAATTTCTGTGGCTGAGGTAACAGATCCTTCATTTCCTCCAAAAGCTAAAGCTGCTGCTGATGTTCCTGCACCTGATAATTGATCTCTAGTTATGTTTATATTAGGTCCCGTAAACCATGCTCCAAGATTAATGCCTGCGTTCCATTCTTCAGTAAAAGCCACTGATGGAGGATTTAAATTTCCACCAAAAGCTACAGCAGATGAGTTACTAGCACCTGTAGCAGCTAGTTCTTGTCTAGCAGTATTTAAGTCATTTGTTTCTGTCCAAATTGAACCATTCCAAGATTCGGTTAAAGCTGATACACCACCTGGAGTTTCTCCTCCTATACCTAAAGCATTTGTGTTATCTGTGCCTGCTCCTACTAATCTTCTAGCAGTGTTTAAATCTGCAACATCTGTCCAGTTAGTTCCATTCCAAGATTCTGTGTTTGCTGAAACACCTGGTAAATCTCCACCATAAGCTAATGAAGAAGTTGTTGTTCCATTTGCTCCTAAATCTCTTCTAGCCGTGTTTAAATCATTAACTTCAGTCCAATTAGTTCCATTCCACAATTCTGTTAAAGCTGACATACCTTGTCCACCAAAAGCTAAAGCTGCTGGTTGAGTTCCTGTTCCTGTTAAAGCGGTTCTAGCAGTGTTTAAATCATTTACTTCTGTCCAGTTGGATCCATTCCAAGTTTCAGTTACATCTGTAGCACCTGTGCTATAACCACCAAAAGCCAAAGCTGCTGGTTGAGTTCCTGCTCCTCCTAAAGAACTTCTTGAAGTATTTAAATCGTTAACTTCCGTCCAGTTTGTTCCATTATAAGATTCTGTATATCCTCTTACAGCTGTATCATATCCACCAAAACCTAACGCAGACGTTTGAATACCAGCAGCACCTAAATTTCTTCTAGCATTATTCATAGAATTACCCGTAGACCATGCACTACCGTAAGCTTGATATTTGTATTTGAATTCTGAATCTGAGCTATCGTACCAAAGTTGACCTGCAACTGCTCCGTCTTCGCCAGCAATGTTTTGGACTGCTGTGCCCACTTTCTCTTTATATGTAGCCATGATTATTTATTCTTTAACAACCAACCTTGAGTTCCATCTGTATAAACTAAAGTATTAGCTGCCCTTTCTACTGAAACTGTTAAATCTGCTGTTGAGCCATTTATTTTTTCTGAACCATTTGCTGCAATTGTAAATGTGTTAGAATCAAATGTGCCTGCGTAATCTATAAATACTATTTCATCACCTAGTGTACCTGCTGGTAAGTTCATAGTTATAACACCACTTGTAGTGTTAACAAAATAACCTTCACCAGCTACTGCCGTGAAAGTAGAAGTTTTTACTGCTTGCCATGAAGTACCACCTGATACTTCTGCAAAAGATAACTGACCAACACCTGTTGTACCTGAACCAGATACTGATGCTACTTTTAAAAATCTGTCTGCTGTTACGTTCCCAGTAGGGAATTTTAGTTCATACGACTGCCCAGAGCTATGTGGGGGTGACGTAAGTTTAATCCCGTGGCTGTTAGATTCACAATTAAGCTGAATCGAACCTGGGTTTGTTGCACCTAAAACTTCTATAAGACCTGTTCCTTTAGGTCCAACTTTTAAATTTATGTTAGAGTCACCACCAGTTGCTTGAATAGATGGTGCATTACCTGTTGCGGCATTTGTTATATCTAATTGGTTTACTGCAGATGAAGTTGTTTGAAATACTATTTGTTCATTTCCATTTTCATCATTAATTCCATGTGCATCATCAAATAAAATATTAAAATCGTTTGTATCTAAATCTCCACCTAATTGTGGTGATGTATCATCTACAACATCTCCACCTGTTTGAATTTCTACTATGTTTGGATTAGTTCCATCATCTGCTGTTGCTTGAACAATAGCAGTTTTTTTATTTGTTGCTGAAAAAGTAAATGAAGAACCAGATCCTGATGCATATTTAAACTGAACAGTATAAGCACCTGAAGTTGAATTTTTTAAAATATAAAAAGTTTGAACATCTAAAGGTATTGTAACAATTTGATTTCCAGTGATTGATCCTGTAAACTCGATCATTCTGTGTGCAAGTTCTGCATTTAATGATCCATCACTAACAGCTAAAGCTGTAGTTTGTGCACCACCTGCTATAGATTTTTGAATATACCCACCAGTTATTTGTTCTATGAGTTGTAAATTTGTATTAGTTTTTGTACCCCATGTACCAGCGTTTTCACCAGTTGCTTGAAGTTCAACACCTAAAGGTGTGTATGTTGATGCCATAAATTATCTCCTATTATGCAGCGTCACTATAACTTGTATTTGATCCAGTTGCAACATCCGAATATGTATCATTCGATCCAGTTGAAACGTTGTTATACGATGTATTAGAACCGGTGTCAACATCGCCATAAGCAAATATATCTACAGATCCAATACCAAAAGATGCTGATAAACCAGTTAATCCAATTGTTAAATCGTTTATAGAGACAGATCCAACATTAGCATTAAACGATTGACCAGTTAATCCTATACTTTCTTCTACTGTTAGAGAACCAACACTAGAAGTCATACTTAAACTTGATGGTTGAGCTAAAGCTCCACCTAATCCAACTATGCTTCCTAAACTAAATTCTGCCGATACACCAGATATCTGAACAACATCATTTGGTATAATTAAAGAACCAACGCTAGCACTAAAAGATACTCCAGTTAATTCTGCTTCTTGTGAAGAAATACCTACTGCAGTTCCTTGACTAAACGTTGCTGATACACCAGAAAGAATAGCAGTTTCATTTGGTGCTTTTGCAGTTCCTTGACTTAAAGTAAAATCTAATCCTGTTAGACCAATAGTCATGTCATTGACTGTGAGAGATCCAACTGAAGAGGTTATTGATTGACCCGTTAGGCCAACTTGCATATCAACCACGGATACTGAACCAACAGAAGCTGTGGTAGATAATGTGTCATCTATTACAACAGGAACAAAAGCCTCTCCTTGTGATGAAGTAATAGAAAAACTTGAAGGTGTAATTATTACATCAGGAATATCAACTGAGCCAACACTAGATGTAATTTGTATTCCTGTTAAAGAAACAGAAACAGTTTGATCAGAAAGGTCTCCCCATCCACCATCACCACTCCATTGTTGTGCACCCCAACCTGTTTTAAAAGTTGTGTCTTCATTCCAATAAGCTTGGCCCCAGGTAAACCTGCCCCATCCTGAAGTCGTCGACATGGTCGACCTCCTACGCTAATCTGATTATTGCTGCTGAAGAATTATTTGCTGGAAATTCTATTTTAAAAGTTCCATTACTAGCTGTCTTGTCTCCACCGAAAGCTATCGAACATACAGCATCAGTTGTTCCTGAACCACCGTTTGTTGTTGTATTGTATATCAGTGCTCCATTTGCTGTAAAAGAAGCTGAGTTAAATGTTACATCACTAAAATCTGTAAATGCAGTTGTGCTAGTTAAACCTACTCCAGTGTTAGTTAGAGTTGCACCACCTGCTGAATATGCAGATCCTGATGTGTTTGTAATTTCTTCTGAGCTTGAATAGTCTGTTGTAGAAGCACCTAAAGAAGCATCACTATCAAACAATGCTATCTTAAAAGTGTGTCCACCTGAAGATTCAAAACTGTGTTTACCTTGTAAAAGCTCTTGTTTGAAGCTTGAACATATTGCTGATGATATAGCCATAATTTATTCTCCTACGGGTTTGCTGAAGTTATTGGGATACGAATAGCGCCATCTGTGTAGTCATCTCTTCGTCTTCGACCAACTTGCTCATTAGCAAACTTCTGTACCTCTTGTTTATACTTATTTTCATATAGTGTCAACATATCTATAGGTCCTTTTAAAAAACCATATGCTTCTGATAAACAACAATATAATAAACCATTTGGAAAATTAAGACTAATATAATTAGTATCATTATTTTCTAAAAGATCAGGCATTTTATTAAAATGCACTCTAAATCTATATGTAGTGTTAGGTGTTGGAGATACAAATATTCTACCTGATGTAGTATCAGATTCTCCAGTTGCACCACCAAATGAAGCATAGTATTTAGGTTGACCTTGAGCTGCTGATGTTCCTGTTACGTCTTGATATTCTTGAAGATAAGACATATCTTTTTTCTCTAGCCATCTGTTAGCTCCTGTAATAGCTGATCCGTTTGTATCATAAACTTGTATACCTCTAATAAATAAACAACCTGCTGGAGCATTTATAGATTCTTGTCCAGCAACAAAATTACCTAACTGTTGTTTCCTATCAGCATCAATAGGTATATCTCTAAATATTCTATACTGTGCATTTAAAATAATATTTTCTAAAACAGCATCTGTTAAAACATTAGAGTCTGTTTCTGTATAACTTTTAATTTGAGTTTTTAATCCTGATGCACTTAATCCAGCCATTAAATAACTCCTGCGTTTCTTAACTCTCTACAAACTGGACAGCTTTTTCTGTAATATATGTGTTTACTACAAGGGTCCGGTTTAGGTTTTACTTCTTCATACATAACAAGATGTGGATCTTGTTTTTCAGGTTTAAATATATTTTTAATTTTATTCCAAATATAACTTATCATAATATACCTCTTATCATTGGGCTAACATAAATGTTTTCTCCACCACCTGTTATATTACCTACTGCGTTATAAGGCAAGGTAACAGTGAAGCCTGTATTAACTACTTTTGTAGCCGGCATAGCTCCAGTATTCTCAGTTCTTGTAGTTACTGATTGTATTTCTAACCCTGGAAAAACATTAGAAATAGCATGTGCAGTTGCTGTTGTGCTTTCTGGTGTTTGTCCTCTAAAAGGTGCGTTAGTGCCCCTTGATAAACCTGTTAAAGTTTGTCCTCCAGATTTACCAGTGTACTGTATAACTTCTCTTTGAATCACAGGAACGTACTCAGGGTTTGTTGAACTTGGAGAAGTTGCACTTTGTATAAAATAAAAACCTGTTGCAGGGAAATTAGTATTAGAATCAAATCCTGCTGTAGTTGCCGAAGCTGTTATTGCATCTGATATTGCAAATATTGGAAAAAGGTTAGACCCTAAATTAAAACTTTGAGTAGGATCATTACTAGCTGGGTTATAAAATAAAACAAAGTCTCCAACTTCTAAAGTATGGTTAAGTAAACTTACAGTTAAAGTTGCACTTCCATTTGTAACTGTAAAAGGGTCTTTTGGTAAAAGAATTGCAGTCGGTGGTTCATTTCTATCAGTTCTTGTATTTAATAATGCAACACCATCAGCACCATTTGGTTTTGGTTCTAACTGTGGTTGCTTTGGTTCAAATTCTGTAAAGTGAACAAATGCACCATTCCATTCTCTAACCATTTCTCTATATGGAAACTCCATACCTGATCTATCTGATATTGCTTTTGCATATTTACCTGTTGCGTATCTAGACATTATGTTCCTGGGTAATAAGCTTTTGGTGTAATATATGTACTAGAAGCAGAACCATCTTCTTGCAATGCTCTTGCAAGTTCATCTTCATAGTATAATTTCATTTGTTGTACTAATTGTGGTTGATATTTTTGTGCAAGATAAAAAGCTAAACCAGCAACCATACAAGGTACAAATCTAAAAGGTACGTCTGTTGCATTTGTATAATCTCCTACATCTTGAATTCTTTTTATATAATAAAAATGCATATCTTTAGAAGCACTAGTTGCATCTGGTGTTGGATAAATACTAATACTTACATGATCTATAAATCTTTGAACCCAATATTGATTAGGTGTTCCTTTAGATAATTTATTAGAAAAACCTGCATAAGTAGATCTATCTACTTTTGTCATTGGACTATCTGATTGAGTTGTTTGAGTTCTATTGTTTCTTAATTGTGCTTCAAGGACATCGGATATTCCATAGATACCGTTTGGGTTTGATGTAGCACTTGTACCATCTGAACTAGCTCTAAAAAATTTATATTCTGCTTGTCCTTCTACCAAGTCTAGATCTAATTCTCCTATTTCCCAATAGTGAATACCTCTATTACCCCATTCTTGAAATAGAATATTAAGAGATCTTCTTGCAGATTTTAATTGATAACCTGCTACAGAATTTAATCCTATACGTTCGAAAGCATCTTCTATTATTTCATCAATAGCAAATGTTTTATCGAAAGTAGTTGTTTCCGAGGTAGTATTAGCCATTTACTAAGCTCCTGTAATTGTCATGGTAACGCTTCCGTCTGAACCAGTAGTTTGTGTTAAAGTAGCACAAACTCCGTTTTCAAACAAAATACCAGAACCAGGAATGTAAACTTCTAATCCTTCTGTCTCATATCTATAAGTCGCTTTTAAATTACCTGCACCTGCATCACTTGCATCAGCTACATCATGTAAAAGTAAAACAGAACCTGCTTCACCTCTACCTTGAATAGAAGTAACTCTGCTTCTAGCTCCTCTTAAAACAGAAGCTGCACCTGTAGTTTTATTTAGCGTTGTTTGATCTGAATCCATATTTTCTCCTTAAAATTAAGATGTGGGGCCGAAGCCCCACACTAATTAATTATTACGCTGCAAATGCAAATGCACCAGTAGTAGCGTCTGCTGCGCCACCCATTTTAGATGCTATATGCCATGTGCCTGTTTCGTAACAAATAAAAGCAATCATGCTTCCAGTTGTTAAAAGGTTTGTAGCTGCGTTAGCGGCAGTGAAAACTAATTGAGTTTCACCTGCTGCAGAAATATCAAAATCTGCTTCTCCGCCTGATCTTGATTCAATAACTGAACCAGTAGCCCAAACATCAGTTCCAGCTGCATCAAAAGTTAAAGTGTTAGTTCCACCAGTTGTATCAACTGCTTGCATGTAAACACATACTGTTCCTGCTGTTGCTGCAGGTAGTGTAGTACTTGCTGCGGCTGCACCTGTGTAG